GGGGAAATTACGCTCCCTAATGGTGATACTGCTCAACGTAATAGCAGTCCTTTGAATGGTATGCTTAGATACAATGGTCAAACTAATGTATTTGAAGGATATTCAAACGGTGCATGGGGATCAATTGGTGGTAATGTAGCAATTTCAAGTCCTGCTCCTTCTAATTCTGTGGAAGGAGATCTCTGGTATGATTCTGATGATGGTCGTTTGTTTGTATACTATAACGACGGAGTTACAACTCAGTGGGTTGATGCTTCACCAAACGGAGTTCCTACTGATCTAATTATTGAGGGAACTACAGAACTTAGAGGAACTGCTACTACAAGAGCAATACTTCCTGATACTGATGATACTTACGACCTAGGTTCAGCAACTAAGCGTTGGGCGAACATCTACTCTGCTGACCTTCAACTATCTAACGAGGGTGCTGCTAACGAGGTAGATGGAACTTGGGGTCAGTACACAATTCAAGAGGGTGAGGAAGACCTGTTCCTGATAAATAGAAGGAGCGGTAAGAAGTACAAATTCATGCTTCAGGAGGTAAACTAATGGCACTATATGTCAACGGCACAAAGATGTTAGGTGCCCTTGCTAGTGATCCAACTAGCAACAACACTGAAGGAGATCAATACTTCAATACTGTAGAGAATGCTTACAAAATATACAACGGTACTGAATGGGTAGAGCTCTTCACTGATTATGTTCCAACAGGTTCCACCACGTTAGGTTGAGGTAAAGAGATATGGCAGCTGAATATTTAGAGAGAACTCCTACAAGCACTGGCAATCGTAGTGTTTATACTTGGGCAGGTTGGGTAAAGAGGAATAGAGTTGATCAAGATTATTATCTTTTTTCAAGTGGAAAAAATTCACTTGATATTTTCTACATCTCTATAAGAAGAGATGCTAACAATAATAATCTTACGGTGTTGTTTAGAGATGGAGATTCAACCTCACACACTTTAGTTTTCGACAACAATTCATTTAGAGATCCTAGTTCTTGGATGCATTTTGTTGTCTCTGTAAATACTACAATTGTCGATCCAAAATCAGATAGATGTAAAGTTTATATTAATGGAGCAAGACTTACTGGATGGACAACAGATGAATTAGCAAATTTAGATCAGAATAGTCTCACCGTTGTTAATACAAAAGGAGAAACTGGTGCTATTGGAGATTACAGTGTAAGTGATGGAGGAGACGTTGAAGATTTTCAATTATTTGATTACTTTCTTGTAGATGGTCAAGCACTCACACCAGATGTGTTTGGTTTCTATAAAGATGGAGACGGTTATCAATCTTCTGGAACTACACAAGCAACTGATTTCAGATCAGGACAATGGAGTCCAAGATTACCAAAGTCAATCAAGTATACGATCAATCGTAGTGGTGGATTTGGTGTCAATGGATTCTATCTTCCTATGAATGATAGTTCTAATCCTGGTGCTGACTTCCACTGTGCTCCTAATAGTATTATCAAACTTAAGGGAGAGGACTTACCACAACCACGTAATGGTGCTCCTGTAACTTCTGATGCATATGTCAGTCAGTTGAGAAGTGATCCTTTTGCTGCTAACTTAGTTCTTGCTATTCCTGGTATCACTGGTGGACAGGGTAGTGGGTTTGGTGATTACTCTGCTGATATCAAAGGTAGTGGAACCAACAAAACAATATTGACAACTAATTCTCCAACAATTTCAAGCGATGCTAGTCTTTATTATGGAAGTAGTATTAAATTAGTGAGAGCAAGTGCTCAGGATGTATATACAACTGGTATTAATGAGACAATTGGAACTGGAGATTTTACACTTGAGGGGTGGTTTAGGTTTGATAGTAGAAGTGAAGACATTAATGCTTTCAATTTGTATTCAGGGTCTACTAGAAAATATTTCACGCAATTTAGAGTTACTAATGCATCACCTGATTTCCACTCAAGACTAGGTATAAATCAAATTCAATATAATTCTGGAACTATTGGTTGGTCTGACGCACACATAGGAAATTGGTTTCATGTTGCGACTGTTATGGATAGTGGAACTTTTAGTATATTCTTAAATGGTGTTTGTGTTGGAGTTCATAATAATGTGGTAGAGGATATTGGTTCTGTTGATACATTAAGAATTGGATATCTGACTGGTGATGGAACGAAATACTTAGATGGTTATTTTCAGGATTTTAGATTTTATAATGTAGCAAAATACAAAGGTGGTTTTGATGTTCCCAAACCATATACACCAGTAGGTATTGAGAGTTGGAGAACAACTGCTGATACTTGTAAGAATAACTTTGCTACTTTGAATCCATTATATCGACATGTTAGCTCTAATACATATACAAATGGAAATTTGAAAGCAGTAGCACAGGGAAATAATGAAGTAACCACTGGCAACATGGCATTTTCTAGTGGAAAATGGTATTGGGAAACTAGAATTTTTAATGACGAAATGATTGGGTTGGGAATTCCATCTCAATATCTTGGTGGTTATCCAGGTCAAAATACGAATGGTCTTTCGTATCACCAAAGTGGTAATGTTTATTATAATGGCACTACTAGTTATGGTGTTGGTTGGACTGGATCTACGTATCGTGTCATTGGATTCGCAGTTGACTGGACAAATAGAAGAGCATATTGGTCGGTAGATGGAGTATGGCATAATAGTGCTGATCCTTCAGCGGGAACTGGTTTCTATGATATTACAGTAAATGCATCTCAGGTTGCTGCAAGTGTGGACGCATTACCTGCTTGGAGATCTAGATCATCATCACCATCAGAACAAGTTTCTGTTAACTTTGGACAGAACCCAAGTTTTGGTGGAGAATTAACAGCAGGAACAAACGCTGATGATAGTGGTAAGGGACTGTTTAAGTATGCTCCTCCTACTGGTTTCCTAGCATTGTGTGAGGATAACTTACCTACTCCTGCAATTGCTGATCCTGGTAAACACTTTAAGTCTGTGCTTTATACTGGTGATGGTAATGGTGGTAGAAGTATTACTGGTGTCGGATTCCAACCTGACTTAGTTTGGGTAAAACGAAGAAATGCTGCAGCAAGTCATTTTCTAGTTGATTCTGTTCGTGGTGCAGGTAAATTTTTACAGTCACATACAACTGCTGCTGAGGGAGATGATGCGACTAATACATTAATGTCATTTGATAGTAATGGATTTACTAGTGGAAATACAGCGGGAATGAATGGAAGCACAGACCAATATGTTGCCTGGTGTTGGAAAGCAGGTGGTGCCGCAGTATCAAACACAGATGGAACTCTCGCTTCACAGGTGAGTGTCAATCAGGATGCTGGGTTTAGTATTGTAAACTGGACGAGCAATGGTGCTACATCTGTTGTTACGACTGGACATGGATTGGCAAAAACTCCAAAGTTTATGTTACTTAAAAATAGAGATGCAGTTGATAATTGGTTTGTTTATCATAGTGATATTCAAACCAACGATAGACAATATTTAAGATTGAATACAACGGTTGACACTATAACATCTCCTAATGATTTTTGGTCAACTAGTTCATCTACTTTTGGAATAAGACAGTCTTCAATTGCTAATAATACTAACAGGGTAATCGCTTACGTATGGACAGAAATAGAAGGTTTCAGTAAGTTTGGAAGTTATGTTGGTAATGGAAATGCTGATGGTACTTTTGTGTATTGTGGATTCAAACCTGCTTGGGTAATGGTGCGGAGAACTTTAGGTGAGAACTGGGCAATCATTGACTCTTCAAGATCTCCATCCAATCCAGCAGATTTATTTTTACGTGCCGATGAAAGTGCAATTGAAACATCAGCAGCTGCTAAAATGGATTTTCTATCTAATGGATTTAAACTAAGAGGAACAGATACAAAATCAAATGGTGATGGAGATACTTACATCTTTGCTGCCTTCGCTGAATCACCATTCCAAACAGCTAACGCTAAGTAATAAATACATCAGGGTATCTCTAATCTAAAGTCAAATGGCAATTGTATTTCCAGCAAGTCCCAGTACAAATGATACATTCACTGCTGGGTCTATCACATACAAATGGGATGGTGCTAAGTGGATTGGACTGGGTGTTACTCCTGCAGATAGATTGGTTGAGGGTAGCAATAAGTTAGAGATTACTGCTAGTAATGAACTACAATGGACTGGTGGAAATGTTGGCATCGGAACTACACCAACAACCAACGCTGCTCTTGATATCAACCAGGGTTATTACTCTATCATGTATGGTGCTGTCAATGGTGCTAATGGTGGTAGACCAGATAACACAAACAAAGAAGGTAGAATTGTTCAGTATCATAGAGACAACGAAGAAGAACCACTTGGTGCTATCGTAACATTTTCACAAGGCACTGCTTCCAATGTCAATATTGGTGGTGGTAGTTCTCTTGTAAATGCTGCTACTGAAACTGCTTTATATGCTGCTGCTGATAATGTCACTACTGGCGGCACAAAAATTCTTAGTGCCACAGTTGATGGAGTGAATATTTCTCTTCCAGCAGCTGCTACTCTTACTCCCCTAACTTTACAGAACACTACTTCTGGTGGTGATACACAAGTGATGGTAAAAGCATTTGCTAATGGTGGAGGAGACGCTTATTTTAGATTTGATTGTGGTGGATCTGATTTCACCGTTGGTAATTTTTATCAAGGAACTACAAATAATCAATTATGCCTTGGACCAATTGGAACTGGTGCTGCTACGAATAATGGTATTCGTGTTGATGGTAATGGTTTAGTTGCTATTGGGGATAACCCTACAGGAAAGCTTGCTGGAGAACTTCAAGTTATTAATACTACTCAAAACCAGCAAGCAAATGATTGTCTAGTTTATTTTGAAACGACAGGAAATGACTGGACCATCAGGCAGAATTACAATAGTACTAGTGTTATATCTTATTTCAATTATTTCCTAAAACAAGGTGCTACGGTTGGTTCTATTACATATGATGGAACTAATATGATCTACGGCACTGGATCTGATTACAGATTGAAAGAAAATGTTGTTTCTCTTACTGGTGCTATTGATACTGTAAAATTATTACAACCAAAAGAATTCAACTTTATTTCTAATCCAGATGTTGTTGTGAAGGGTTTTATCGCCCATGAATTACAGGAAGTTGTTCCATATGCTGTCAGTGGAGAAAAGGATGGTCTCACGCGACATGGTGAGATGGAGCCACAACAAGTAGATCTTTCTAAATTAGTTCCAGTCCTTACAGCAGCATTACAAGAAGCGATTGCTGAAATTGAAACACTGAAAGCAAGACTAGATTCTGCTGGTCTTTGATAAATAAAAGAGCCTAACTCTTTACTCATGGAATCAAATCCAAAGAAAGAGGAAGCCAAAACGGACAATAAATTTGAGTGGGCGGATGAGGGTGTATCAACTCTCGTCCGAGTTATTATACTTGGATG